GCATATGGACCAACTCAAAAATTTCTTGCAAGACTTAATCAATCTCCAGATTTAAATAAACCAGTTCAAATTACATTGCCAAGAATGTCATTTGAGTTCACTGGACTTACATATGATTCCACTAGAAAATCAACTACAACTCAAACTTTTACTGCAAAATCAGTAACTGATGGTAAAGATGTTAAAAAAGTATATCTACCAGTTCCATATAATATGCAATTTGAATTGAGTATAATGTCAAAATTAAATGATGATGCTTTGCAGATAGTTGAGCAAATTTTACCTTATTTTCAACCAGCATATACTTTATCAGTAGATTTGCTAGATACCATTAATGAGAAAAGGGATATTCCTGTGATTCTTGAAAATATTACAATGCAGGATGATTATGAGGGAGATTTTACTACTAGAAGAGTTTTAATTTATACTTTAAGATTTACCGCAAAAACCTATTTGTTTGGTCCAGTTGCTCAAGCAACCGACAGTATTATCAAGAAAACTTCTATCAGTTACATCGCGGGAGATTTGTCCGCAAATGCAACGAGAGAAATTGTTTATTCGGTAGAACCAAGAGCAATTCAAAATTATACTGGAATTATTCTTACAAATCTAACCAATGATATTTCAACATCAGACACACTAATTACAGTAAATGATGCGAGTTCTATTTCAGAAAATGTATACTTAGACCTGGAAGGCGAGGAAGTGTTTGTGAAATCAAAATCAGGAAATATTCTTACTGTTGAGCGCGGAAAAGACAATACTACAATAACCTCACATTTAGCGGGAGCACAAATTAAGTCAATTACTTCTGCTGATAATGCCTTGGTTGAAGTTGGAGATGATTTTGGATTCAGCGGAAGCACTTTTTGATAAGATATGAAAATGACAAAAAAATTTGACAAACTCAATGAAACATTTAACGTTGATGCGGAAATAGTTCCGGTTGAAACTCATATTGTTGAAAAGAAAATAGAGTCGTCTAAGGATGACATTAAAAAAGATTATGAGTATGCGAGAGGTAATTTATACTCCCTCATTGAGAAAGGTCAAGAAGCAATTAATGGAGTTCTTGAGTTGGCGCAAGAATCTGATCAAGCAAGAGCTTATGAGGTTGTTGGCCAGTTGATTAAAAATACCGGAGAAATTGCAGAGAAATTATTATCTTTACAAAAAACATTGAAAGATGTAGAGGAGGATAATCAACAAAGAGGTCCTACTACAGTCAACAATGCTCTTTTTGTTGGATCAACTGCAGAATTGGCAAAATTGTTGAAGCAACAGTCTGAAGATAACAAATAATAAATATAAAGAGATTTAGAGTATCTAAATGCAAAAATTAAAATCCCATAAGACGGTTGAACAAATAGCGAAGAAGCATCGGTTAGAAGTTTCTTTTGTGCAAAATCAACTTGATATGGGAGAACCTATTGAGCACGAACATACTCAAGATCATGATTTGGCGAAATATATTGCTTTACAACATCTTGATGAAATTCCAGATTATTATACTCGTTTAAAGAAAATGGAGGCAGATGCTAAAAGGCATCATAAAAAATTCAAAGATGTAAAAGAAGAAACAAAATCGGGCGATGAAGGTCTTCGTGATTGGTTTGGTAAATCCAAATCCTCAGATGGTAAAAGTGGATGGGTTCAACTTGGGGGAAAGTGGGCAGGCAAACCATGTGCTCGTCAAGAGGGTCAAACTTCCACACCAAAATGCGGAAGTTCTAAAATGAAAAGAGCACTTTCAAAAGACGAAGAGGAAGCAGCAAGACGTAGAAAAAATATTCAAGACCCAAATCAACCACAAAAAACTGGCGGCACAAAACCAACTAACGTAAGAACTGAAGAAATGGACCTACAAGAAGTCAAAGACAAACCAGGTAAAGGTAGTGGTAAAAAAGATGCTTGCTATAATAAGGTAAAGTCTAGATATGATGTTTGGCCAAGTGCATATGCTTCTGGAGCACTAGTAAAATGTCGTAAAGTTGGTGCTGCAAACTGGGGAACTAAATCGGAGGCAACTATGCACGAAGAAGAAAGATACTGTCCTCTATGTGATAAGAGGGAGTCAAGATCTGAATGTTCATATGGCGAAAAGGCATGGGATAAAGTTTCTGTGAAGGATGAAGAGTATTCTATGGCAAGATCCGAATTAAAAACTATTCACAATGCACTTAAAAGATTAGAAAAGAAGGTTGGTAAAGGTGAAGGTGATTTGGAAGCATGGGTTCAGTCAAAAATCACTAAGGCAGCAGATTATATTGATACTGCTGCAGACTATGTGGCAAGTGGGGAGATGGAAGAACAAAGATTGGTTGATAGAATCATGGACGAAATGAAATGTTGGTCTGGATATGAAAAAAAAGGTACTCAGAAACTTTTTGGCAAGAAATATAACAGGTGCGTAAAAAAAGAAGATGTGACCATTGAAGATGCAAATGGAAATACATTTGCAGAAGTTGTTGATATTATCAAACCAGAACCAATCAAAGGATTTAAATCACAAGTACAAGAAGCAACAAGATTGCAAGCACAAACTGGCAATGTAGTTGGAGTTACTTTGAACTGGAGAGGGAAATATTATTCACTTAAAATGTTTTTCCCACAAGTAAAACTTCCAACTCGTAAAGATATTAATGTTGAACTTCAAAAAGTTTACCCAGGATGTAATGTACTTTACCATTCGGTTTCTGAAATTCAACCAGGACAACCATTAATCCAAGCATTTGGACCTCAGGGAGGAAGCGCATCTAAACCAGGTCCAAATAGAAATTATGTAAAACCTATGGGGGAAGAAGTTGAAATTGATGAAGACTGGCAATCAGTCAATCGTAAAGATAAGACTGACGGATTAAGTCCTGCAGCAGTTAATGCATATCGCAGAGAAAATCCAGGTTCAAAACTACAAACTGCAGTAACTGAAAAAAATCCTACAGGAAAAAGAGCAAAAAGAAAAAAAAATTTTTGCAGAAGAATGGGAGGAATGAAAAAAAGATTAACATCGGCAGAAACTGCAAGAGATCCAGACTCAAGAATTAATAAAGCACTTCGTCGTTGGAATTGTAATTAATACAAAGGAATATTATTATGCCGATCTCAAATGATGTATATCTTGGCAATCCATTATTAAAAAAAGCAAATACGCAAATTGAATTTACTCAAGAACAAATTTTAGAATTTGTCAAGTGTAAAGACGATCCTGTTTACTTTGCAAATAATTATGTAAAAATTGTAACCCTGGATCATGGATTGCAGACGTTTAAACCATATCATTTCCAAGAAAAATTAATTAAAAATTTTCACAATTACAGATTTAATATCTGTAAGATGCCTAGGCAAACAGGAAAGAGTACTACTGTTGTTGCTTTTCTTTTGCACTATGCAGTATTCAATGATAACGTGAATATTGGCATTCTGGCAAACAAAGCAGCGACTGCAAGAGAACTCTTAGATAGGTTGCAAACCGCATATGAAAATTTACCAAAGTGGATGCAGCAGGGAATTATTTCTTGGAACAAAGGTTCCTTGGAACTGGAAAATGGAAGTAAAATCTTGGCTGCTTCTACTTCTGCTTCTGCAGTTCGTGGTATGTCATTCAATATCTTATTTTTGGATGAATTTGCGTTCGTTCCAAATCATATTGCAGATTCTTTCTTTGCGTCAGTATATCCTACAATTACTTCAGGTAAGAATACTAAAGTAATTATAGTTTCTACTCCACACGGTATGAATCACTTCTACCGTATGTGGCATGATGCAGAAAAAGGTAAGAACCAGTATGTATTTACTGATGTTCATTGGAGCGAAGTTCCGGGAAGAGATGAGGCATGGAAAAAGCAAACCATAGCCAACACGTCAGATCAACAGTTTAAAGTTGAATTTGAATGTGAATTCCTAGGTTCTGTTGATACGCTGATTGCACCAAGTAAACTCAGAACCCTCGTGTATGACCACCCTAAGACCCGTAGCGCGGGTTTGGACGTATATCAGGACCCTATAGAGGAACACGACTATTTGATTACTGTAGACGTTGCTAGAGGTGTTGGAAATGATTATTCCGCGTTCGTTGTGGTTGATATTACCCAGTTTCCTCATAAAGTTGTTGCAAAATATAGGAACAATGAAATTAAACCTATGCTTTTCCCCAGCATAATATATGAGGCAGCAATGGCATACAATGCCGCATATATTCTATGTGAAGTAAATGATGTTGGGGACCAAGTTGCAAGCATTCTTCAATATGATCTGGAATATAATAATCTTCTTATGTGCTCTATGAGGGGTCGTGCTGGGCAAATAGTTGGTCAGGGATTTTCTGGGAAGAAAACTCAACTTGGCGTTAAGATGTCAAAGACAGTTAAAAAGGTTGGTTGTCTCAATCTCAAGACGATGATTGAGGAAGACAAATTATATTTAAATGATTATGAAATCATTAGCGAACTGACTACCTTTATCCAAAAGCATAATTCATTTGAAGCAGAAGAGGGGTGTAACGATGATTTGGCAATGTGTTTGGTTATCTATGCTTGGATAGTCGCTCAGGATTATTTTAAAGAGTTAACTGATCAGGATGTAAGGAAGAGATTATATGAAGAACAAAGAAATCAAATAGAACAGGATATGTCTCCTTTTGGATTTATTTCAGATGGACTTGATGAGAATACTTTTGTTGATGTCGATGGAGACAGGTGGCACGTTGATGAATATGGCGATAGGGCATATATGTGGGAATACATGTAATGGACTTAGATAAGCAGATAAAACTGGGGCATTTATTACTTGTAGATCGGCAATGTAGAGTGTGTGGGATAATGAAAAATTTAACCGATGATTTTTATAGAACACGTAAAGATAGAGGTCCAGTTGCATCTTCATACTCATATGAGTGCAAAGAGTGTTCAATAAAAAGAATAATCAAAAGTAGAAAAAAAATAAGGTCTCATAGTAATGAGTGGGAATATCCTGACTGGTAATTGCGATTCACGTCATGTTTCCCTTATGGAAAATAAGTTTTTCATAAATATTTTTTAGATAAACTGAGATTAACGGAGAAAAACATGGCGACTCCTCAATTATCTCCTGGTGTATTAATCAGAGAGGTTGATTTAACTGTAGGAAGAGCTGATAATGTACTAGATAACATTGGAGCAATTGCAGGACCATTTGCAATTGGTCCAATTGATGAGGCGATTGACATCACAACAGAAAAAGAATTACTTAACACTTTTGGAAAGCCACTTTCTACAGATGCTCAATATGAGTATTGGATGAGTGCTTCCTCATTCCTTTCCTACGGTGGTGTTCTTAAAGTTGTGAGAGTGGATGGTGGAAGTTTAGTAACTGCCAATGCTATTAGAAACTCTTCCGGAGTTTCTACTGCAGGAGAACCAACACTCAAAATTAAAAATTTTGATGATTATGAGGCAAATTATGCAGACGATATTGCAAATTATATTTTTGCCGCCAAAACTCCGGGATCCTGGGCAAACAACCTAAAAGTTTGTGTAATTGACGATAAAGCAGATCAAATTATTACAGTCGGATCCGCAGTTGCAGACCAAGCATCAGTTGGGATGGGGTTAACAACAACCTTGGTAAATGTCCCATCTGCAGGAATTGGTACTACTTCATTATTTAACGGTTACTTGAAAGGAATTGTAACTGGCGTAGGCGCAAGCACTCTTGAAGTCAAAGTAAGTTCTTTAGTTTCCACTGATGGCACTGAAACTCCAATAACTTATGCAGCCAAGTCACAATTGCAATCATTCAAACCTTCTACTGGCGGGGGAACTATTGCGGTCAATCTAATTGATTCTTCTGGCACATTGGTCGATTCTTCATCAGTAAATACTGGACCTAATCCAATTCTCGATTGGTATGACCAACAAGTATTACAACTATCAAATACTTCAATTTATTGGAATTCAATTGCACCGAAACCAAGAACTTCACAATATGCAGCAAATAGAAATGGAAGAAGTGACGAGATTCATGTAGTTGTCATTGATGACACTGGTACAGTTACTGGAATTCAAGGCAATCTTCTCGAAAAACATGTTGGATTGTCAAAAGCAACTGATGCAGTTTCTGCAGTAAATTCTCCCCAACAAATATGGTGGAAGAACTATTTGTCTCTTTATTCAAAGTATGTTTATGTTGGAGATAATCCTTCAGATGAACTAAATGTCAATGAACCAGTTGTAGCTACTGGATTCTCCACTGCATTTACTGAGTTTACAAATTCACAAGGTCTTTGGAATAAAGACGCTCAAGATAAAACATATAGTGCTCTAGGAAATGTAACGTATACATTAGGAGGCGGAAAAGATTATTCCGCTACTGGAGGAATGACCGCAATTCTTGGGGATTTATTTACCGCATATAATTTATTCTCAAATGCGGATGAAATTGAAGTTGATTACTTAATCATGGGTCCAGGCCTTCAGAATAAATTTGAGTCGCAGGCAAAAGCAAATCATCTAATTTCTATTGCTAACGGAAGAAAGGATTGTGTTGCAGTAATTTCTCCCCACCGCGCAGATGTTGTTGATCTCACAAATACTGATACCCAAACTGACAATATCATAGAATTCTTCTCGCCACTTTCTTCTTCATCATATGCAGTTTTTGACAGTGGGTATAAGTACACCTATGATAGATTCAATAATAAATTCCGTTACATTCCATGTAATGGGGATGTGGCAGGTCTGATGGTAAGAACAAATGTAGTTGCTTACCCATGGTTCTCTCCCGCAGGACAACAAAGAGGAATTTTGAATAATGCAATCAAACTTGCATATAATCCAAATAAGGCTCAAAGAGACCAATTATATCCACAACGAATTAATTCAATTATTAATCAACCGGGTATAGGTATTCTTCTTTTTGGTGATAAAACGGCACTAGGTTACGCATCTGCATTTGATAGAATTAATGTTCGTCGCCTATTCCTTACGGTGGAGCAAGCACTCAAAAGAAGTGCCGAGGCTCAATTATTTGAACTGAACGATGCGATTACAAGAGCAAACTTTGTCAATATTGTTGAACCATATCTCCGCGATGTTCAAGCAAAGCGTGGACTTTATGGATTCTTAGTTGTTTGTGATTCTT